CGTTACAATATGTTTTAGACATTTTCGTTTTCTCCTTATAAAGATGGCGGTTTTATTTTTTTAATGTGTAAAAACCGCAAAAGCACACCCCAAAACAACCTAAGCTTCTACACACTCAACTTTTACACAACCTTTTTCATCCAATCTTGTAGCACCGATCGTCTGTTCCATATACAAATACGGTTTAGACTGTTTATCTTTTCTTGACGAGAAATCAACAATCATAGACGACCACTCACCTAAAGCAACACAAGATTTAGCGAATATCGGAATATATCTTGTAGATCCGGAGTTAGGCAACTTTTCTTTGTGTACAAACTCAAAACCTAACCACGATTTCAATTTACCGTCTTGCAAGATAGGATTACCCCACTGTATGTTGTTATACTTAGCATCGGCAAGCAAATCGCCTGCTTGTTTTGCAGTTATAACACAAACAAGTTTTTCTGTTTCAACATCTATTTCGTTACCTAAAAGAATTGTTCTTGCTTTTATAAGCTTTTCGGATGTAAGACCTGTACCGCCGGCAGCAACAACATTGTTTCCGTCAAAGTTTGTAGTGCTTTCGCCGTACTGACCTGTTTTGTTTGCTCCGAAGAAAGCATCAATGATACAATCATCTTCGTTTCTTCCGAAAGCTTTTTTAGCTGCTAAAGCATACATGTTGTTAGGATCACCCAAAGTTCTGATTTTATCCAATCTGTCAAAAAGATGTCCCCAATTATATGTTTTAGGAACATACCATCTTCTTGCAGTTGTAACATCGTCTTGAGGTGAATCACCGTTTTTAACTGTTACTTCGTGTACTTGTGTAATACCTACTTGGTTGGCTGCAACAGCAGATTCTCCAACAATACCGCTTTCTACTGTTACATAAGGTCTTAATTTAGATCCTTTGTCTTGCGGAAGGATTTGATACATGTCTTTAAATTTTTGGCAATAAAACATGTACTCATTACCGGTTAAAAATAATTCTGGCATTTTTATTCTCCTTGTAAATAAATTTTTTGTATGATTTATTTTTTTCAAGGTTGCCCGCCGAAACGGACCAATTCAAAAATCAGCTCATTAACTAAGCTGCGGCAATTATGCCGGTCAGATTTCTTTCAATCGGTCATAGGACCTTTTTCAAGGTTACCCTATATTTCCGTCTGTTATTTCAAAAAACATTTTATGCTTGCATATCAGATACAGCAATTTTTGCAAGTTCGTCATACTCTTGCAAAACAGCTTTATCACCGCTGTTCATCTTTTTTACCCAATCTGCATTTGTTTTCAATTGCTCAATTTTTTCTCTTGCCTGTTGCGGAGTAAGTGTAAATCTGCTTTGTTTGTTATCTCCCCCACCTCTTAAAACATCTTCACTAAACTTAGAAGCAAGATTTTTAAACATATTCATAACAGTTTTATAATTTGTAGCTTTTTGTAAAGCTTCAATTTGTTCGGGAGTAACTCCGGCAATCTTTGCCGCTTGTTGTGCCGCTTTTAAATTGTTGTCGTAGTTTGCTCCCCACTCTGCTTTCAAATCTTGTTCATCTTTAATTGCAGCTGCTTCCAAAGCTTTACCTTGCTCAATTTTTGCAGTTTCCAAAGTTTTGTATATTGCAGCTGCTTGCTTTTGCGACAAACCGATTTTAAACAATTCCGGAGCGATCGCTTTGGCAATAGCATCGTCTTGCCCTTCAGCAATATCAAACTTATAATCTTCAACTTTATCCGGTCTGCCCAACTTTTTATAAAAAGCATTAACTTCATCTGCATTATTTTCATCCGGAAGTTTTAACAATTTTTCTGCCGGTACACCTTGATACTTTTCCAAATTAATGTAACTTGTTACAACATCATCAAAACTTTTAAATCCTTTGTTAGCAACAAAAGATTTGTTTTCTTCATTTAATCCGTCAAATACTGTTGGCTCTGCTGTCATTTTTTTACCTCTTTAATTTGTTTTTTTACTTCTTTGGTTATTGCTTCTAACTTTGCCAAAACTTCTTTAGCATCCAAACTCGGATACCTCAAAAACAACTCATACAACTTTTGCTTAACATCTCTGTTAGTAACTGTGTTTTCCATTTTGTTCCGCCTTTTATATTTTTTACTACTGTCCTAACAAAGTTTTACTTGCATTTGGTTGCCCGGAAATAGCATTACTTTGGCTTTGTGCTTGTGCATAATAATCACCGGCAAGCATATTCGCTGCTCTGCCTTTTTTCTTTCTTAACATTTCAAGAGTTTTAGCTCTTGACGAGCTTTCATCAATAACTTTAGGAGCTTCTTTAACTTCAATTTTCGGCATAGAAGGTGCTGAAAATAATCCTGCCATATTAACACTCTCCCAAACAAAAAAAGCCCACAAAACAATTTAACTTGTTTTTGTGAGCTTTTAAATTTTTATTTAATAAAAAAATTTGATCCACGATAAAACACCTTTTCCGCAGATCAAAATCTATTAAAAAACTTTTTAACTGATTATGTTATAATCAAATTATATTTTTTTGTCAAGTATTTTTTTTACATTATCACCGGTTTTATAAAACTTGTGTTCATTTGTCTAACATTTCTTCTTGTTTGCAACCTATCGGTAACCGTCTGTGCTTTCACTTCTCTTGCAAAAGTTAAAGCAAGTGCATCAGCTTTTCCGGGCGATCTTCCAATCCTTTTTTTAATATCCGCTTTATCTTCAAGTTGTATTATATCTTTCGGCAACTGTTTTATGTTAGTAAGTTCTTGCCTTAAATCGTGATCATCTTCAACACACCCTTTCACCGTCAACCAATCTTTCATTTTGCAATACATTTCCGCTCTTTTGTTCTTATATCTTTTACTTACGGAAGCATCGTTAAAGCCAATATCGTAAACATTTTTATATCCGCTCTGCTTCAAAAAATCTACCAAACTACCACCTTCACCGCCACGATCAACAAACACAGCAGCAGGCTTATGTTCTTGTATCAACTCTATAGATATATCAAGCAACTGCGGAGCAGAAGTTTTTGCAACTTCTTTCAAAATTTTTGCATTAACACCCTGCCTAAGATACCAAACGGCAGTATCATTACCAAACCTTGCCGGATCTATCCCGATAATTTTCGGTGCATACATATAATCACCGACAGGAAAATCTCTCTTTTGTGCAGCAATAACAACATCTCTTGAAATTAAATTAAAATCATCTGCACTGTTTTTCGGATCTCCTTCGTATATATGGTCGTAATCTTCCGGATGATTCCTTAAACACCTTAACCGTTCCGCTTCAAGTGCTTCGGTCCAAAACGGATTATCATACCAATTAACTTTATCCAAATAAATATCATCATCACCGCCGCTCACCACTTCCCAAATCGGATCATTTTCTTCCAACCTGTTAAAACTAAACCACAACTCAGATCCCAACTTTCTAATCGTAGGCAACAAAATATCAAGTTGCTCTTTAGAAAAACTTTGTGCTTCATCTACCCAACATTTATCAAATCCTTCCAACGATTTTAACTGTTGTCCGCTTTTCTTTCCGCCAGTACCTCTCATACCCTTAAACACAATTTCACTGCCGTTAGCATTGTTTACAATGGTATCTGTGTATATCGTATAATTGGGAGCAAGCCCGCTCTGCTGTATAGCATCAACATAAACTTGATAAGTAGAATCTTCAATAGAATTTTGAAACTCTCTTAGGTTTAAAATCCTTTGTTTCCGTTTTGTCTGATTCAAATCTGCAAGCACACACCGGGCAAGACACTGTGTCTTTGCTCCACCCCTACCGCCGTAAAAAGCATAAATTCTGTACCGCTTGGTATAATCCAACAATATTCTAAACTTTGCCGTTATAAGTATCTTTGCTTTTTCCATACTATTTTACCTCTACCACTTGTATTTCCGCTTCCGACTTTTTTTCTGCTTCAACAACTTCCACTTGCAAATTAACAAAATGTTGACTTGTCTGCACTTCGGTATCACCTTTGGCAAGCCCTTTTATCTGAGCCAACACTTTAATTGCATTTATCCTGTCGGCAGTTTTTTTACTTTTATCTCTAATGATATCCGCTAAATGTTTATGCAATTCAAGGTCGCTCATAATTATTTGCTTTGTAACAGCTTTATTCAAAAACTTTATTCTGTTTACAACATTACTGTCCGCAAGCAACTTGCAACCTCTTTCCGTACAACTTTTAAGTTTTATTTCTTTTTTACCGCTCTCTTTGTGTGCCAACTTATAAGCTTCTGTTGCACTTTTACCTTGCACAACATATTGTGCAAACCGTTCCTGTAACGAATTTTTTAGCGGAGTATCCATATTGATAAAAAAATCAACATCAAACTCCATCTGCATATTAGGTATCGGCTTAACATCTTCTGTCGGTAACAAAGTTTTTTCATCAATTTTCATTTTAAACCCCCTTTTTACAAAATAAAAAAACGACCTACGAACAACTCCGCAGATCGTTTTTATTAAGTTTTTATTTTTTATCACTTACATTTTCTTCAAATCTTCTTCCAACTGTTTTACAACAATCTCTCTTATTTGTTTCAAAGTTCTAAATCTGTATTGAGGCAACTCTATTTCCGGTAACTCCGGCAACGATTTAAGCCACATAATGATCCACTC